ACTGGTAACATTGAATTATCAAACAAAATTTCTTTGTTAGAGGAAGAATTAGTTGCTTCAAAAGGAACTAACGAAACTTTAACATTAGAGGTTGAAGCGTTAAACGCTAAAATCAACAAAGCAGATGCTAAAGGTACAGAAATTGAAACTGAAAGCGACCCTGCAGTAGTTGAAAACAAGACAGAAGATGCTAATGCAGGTTTTTATAATGTAATGGCATCAAGAATTAGAAACAAATTTAATAATTAAAAAAATAAAATAAAATGGCAAATGTAGCAAATAATAGTATCGCAGCAACTTACGGAGGTGCGCAACTAAACGAACTTTTTTATGAGCCAGTATTTAGAAGTGATGATATTATGCGTAACTATAGAGTTATTCCTAATGTTAAACACAAAATGAATGTTTACACTTCTGCTGCTCTAACTAAGATAGTACAACCTTATACAACTTGTTCTGCAACAAGTGGTTCAACTCAATTTAATATTGATGATAAAGTAATTACTGCAGGTAGATGTAGAGTTGCTTTAGAGCAATGTACTGATGAGTTCTTTGGAACTTATATTGAAGAAATGTACCGAAATGGTGCAGATGTAATGAATGTTGAGGGAACTCAATTATCTGATGCAATCGTAAACAGAGCAGTAACAGGTATCGCACAAGATGTAGTAAGATTAGCATGGGGTGGTGATGGCGCAACTGCAAATTATACTGCTCTTGATGGGTGGATGAAATTAATGGGTGCAGATGCAACTGTATTAGCAGCAAGAACTGAAAAAAGTGCAGTAGCACCTACAACACCTACAGCAGGTGAATCACTTTCTTTATTAAGAGAAATGTATGACAATGCTCCTGCAGCATTACAACAAGTTCCTGCAAAAGATAAGAAAATATTTGTATCTCCTAAGACTTACAATGCTTACTTATCAAACTTAGAAGGTACTTCTGCAGATTTAGCAATTACTAACCAACAAGATGGTGTATTAACTGTTAAGTTTAGAGGTGTTGAATTAGTAGCAATGTATGAGTGGGACACTATCTTAGCAGATACTGACCCTGCACTATTCTTAAGAGGTGGTGTTAATGGTACAGAAGGTGCTTGTTACTGCGCAGTAGAGAACTTAATCATTGGTTCTGATGTAACTGACCCAGAAGGTTCTTTCAAAGTATTTTATGATGATTTAGAAGAAAAAATGTTCTTCAGAGGTTACTTCAAGTTAGGTGTACAATTCTTGTACCCTTCACTTGTTCAATGGGGAATCTTTTACTAAACAATAATGTAATAATAGAGGGGAGGTTAATCCTCCTCTCTTAATTACTTTTAATAACTAATAAAATAATAAAAAAATGGCAATAGATAAAGGTATAGGCGTTGAGTGTAGTAATTTACAATCAACAGGTGGTATCACTCAGATACTATTAAGGTCTTGGGATACTAATGATGCAGTTGTTTATGGTAATGCTACAGGTGAGCATGACATTGACAGTATTCTTACGAGTGCTTCTGCTGCTGCTTGGTTTGTTTTTGAAAACAAAAATGAAACAGGTGCATTAACAGTAAACGCAACAAAAGAAAATGGCTCAACTGCTTTTGAGTGTACGCTATCATTTATGGTACCACAAATTAACAATGACCGATTTGCAGAATTTCAAGCAATGTTGGACACTTGTATGATGGGTGCAGTAAAAGACACTAATGGTTCTTGGTGGGTAGTTGGTGCTAGTGAGAAATATGCAAATGAGGATGTTCAAGCAAAAAGTCAAACTTTTTTGAATCTTGCAAGTATGGAAGGTGGCACAGGTGCTGCTTATTCTGATGAAAGTGGAATGACAATTACATTAACAGCAAGACAATTTGAGTTACCTAGAAAGTATGTAGGTACTGTTACTGTTGATACTGCAGCATTAACTGCAACTACAGCAGCATAATAATTAAAGGTATAATAGTAGGTTGAACTTAGTTCGTAAAAAGTTTATAACATTTCCTATTAATATCTTTTAATAATATGTGCAATTGTAATGAAAAAAATATTGTAGATTTATCACACTTAAAAGTATATACAATTATGGCAGAATATAAAGCAAAATTATCAGTAGGAACAACTTATAAAGGTGATTTTAAAATTAAGTGGGCTATAGCAACTCAAGAAGAGTTAGCGTATGCTTATGAAGATTTAGGAATGACAGATAAGGTAGAAAAATTATCAACTACAAAAACTAAAGATGAGCCAAAGAAAGCAACCAAAAAGAAAAAGTCAGGTAAAGAATCTTCAGAATCAAAAGAGTAATACTTTTGAATTTGGAGTTTTTAATTTAGCAATTCCTGAGCATATTGAAGAACCTTTAGATTTAGAAAAGGTAAGAACTAAGTTTATTCCTTTTGGTACTAATAACTTATTTCCTCAGTATTTAGCAGAATTAAAGCGTAAATCTTCTACTCATAGAAGTGTACTAGCACAAAAGACTATCTTTACAAGTGGTGCTAAGTTTGTTACGAATAATGAAGATGTTAAAGAATACATCAAAGATGTAAATGCTGATGGAGAATCATTAAGAGAGGTTTTTAAGAAATTAGCAGATGATTATTATTCATTTGGAAATGCCTATTTAGAGGGCGTATTATATGATGGTGGACTAAATCTATATCACATAGATGCAACTACTGTTAGAATGTCTAAAAACAAGAAAGAAGTATATGTGCATCCTGATTGGGCTAAGTACAATACTATGAAAGACAAATTATCTATCATTCCTATTTATCCTAAAGTCAAGGCAAATAGATTTGTCCTTCAATTTAAAGATTACGAACCTACATTCCAATTCTATGGTTTACCTGATTACATTGCTGCATTAGAGCATATTGCAGTTGATTATGAAATTGGTAAATGGAATCACACTAAATTCAAGAATGGATTTCAACCTTCAGCAATCGTTGAGATTAATGGAGATATGGGTGAAGAAGAAGCAAAGAAATTAGTAAGAGAGGCGCAAAAGAAGTTTGTTGGAGATGGAAACAATGGTAAGATTATGTTCATTGTTAAGAATGGAGATACTTCAAGTGCTAATGTTCAGATTATCAAAGATGACCAAGAGGGTAGTTGGATAGACTTACAAAGAATAACTGACCAAAACATTGTAACTGCTCATAGATGGCAACCATCATTAAGTGGTTTAGTTAGTTCAGGTAAAATGAATAACACAGGTAGTGAGATTAGAATTGCTTATGACTTAGCAATGACTACTGTAATTAAAGATACTTCTGATTTATTGTTAAATGGAATTAGAGGTATTTTATTTAAGGAGTTAGGTTTCTTACCTGAAGAATTAGTAATTCACTATGAGCCACCAATTAGTTTTGCAACTCAAATTGACCCTAAACAAGTTCTTACTATTAACGAACAAAGAAGAATGTTAGATGAGGATTTACCAATGTTAGAGGAAGGTAATATGTTCTTAACTGATAGAGAGCAAATTATTGTAACTAGAGATGATGATGGTGATGGCAAGGGTGATGATGAAGTGGGAGATATGCAAGTAACTGAAATTGAAAAAGAATAACTATGGCAAATGTAAACCAATATATACCTTTAGTAACAGCAGTAGAAGTTATAAGTAATAGTTTTACTAACGCTAATACTGATACTGCTTTAATTTCTAACAACACAATACTACTCTCTGAATTAGCACATTTAAAAGAGGCGATTGGTAAAAAGTTTTATGAGGAATTAAAAACTCAACATAATAATGGTACTTTAACTACTCAAAATCAAACTTTAATGGATGACTTCTTAACGAGATGTCTGTGTTGGTTTGTGAGATTTGAAGTGATTAATGAAGTTCAGAGTAACAGTAGTAGTGCAGGTATTGTGCATAATATTGATGAGTTTGCCACTATTATAGACCCTTCTGAGTTAAATGCTTATAAGCAAGACACTTACAGAAAGGCTGAGATATACCTAAAAGATATGCTAGATTATATGAATGATAGCGACCAAAGTGGTGATTATCCAACTTATGAATCTAACAAACCTTGTAATGATGATGTTTACAAGAATCATGGTATAATAATGTACGACAGTATATATTCAAGACCTACTAGAAATTATAATAGTTGGAAGAATAACTGTCCTTGTGATGATTGTTAAAATAAATATATAAATGGCTGCAAACGAACATAAAAATTTATCTAGTGCAAATAGACATAATCCAAAAGGTTTTGAAAATGCAAATAATGATACTATATTAGGTAAAAACGAAGGAAGTTCTGCAACAGGAACTGATGGCAACTTAGAGTGGCAAAGTAAGTCTTATATGGGTGTTACTAACTATAAGATGCAGGGGTTTACAACAGGTGCTACAAACTACTATTATGGAGAGGATATAGCAGATACTAAATCCCCTTATGAGATGGCTGTTAATTATGGGAATAGTACTGTCTCCTCAGGGAGTTTAACAGTATCTAGTTTATTTAGAATAGGTCAAGGGTGTGTTATTCCTGAAATTGCTGCTGTAACATCTATAAGTGGGTGGGTTACAAGTAGTGGAGGTTATGAGGTTACTATTGCTATCTGTAA